TGCCCTTGTATGACTAATAATTTTAATTGGTCAGCAGTAAACTCACCATTACCTTTATCTAATGCTTTTTGTAATAACGGCTCTGCTAAATCCCAATACTGATATACATGATTGGTTGGTACGACATATAGTTTCATAAGACTAAATTGGTTGGTTGATTACCCTACTATTATATACCCAAAGGTATTGTCTGCCACATTATTAGGCAGGTGGGTAATGGTTGCCTGACCTTTTTGTCTATCACTAATATAAGGCAATCCAGTAGAACCGCTTACTTGTGATGGATAGTGCATAACTAATTCTAGTGTTGAAGAAGGCACACTAGGTCTAGCGTAAGGTGTTGTCTGTGCAGCTAATGCAGTTAAAGCTATATTAGCGTCATCTACAGCACAATAAACTTCTACATAATCGTTAGCGTTTAAATCTAAAGGATGTGTTAGGTTTACATAAGCAGCACCTTCTATTGAACCTTGTTTATCTGGAATAGTTACAGATGCTGCACTGTGAGGAGCATCTACACCATTTACTTTAAACCACAAATAAGCATTGTGAATTTGAGATAAAGGATTATTAAACCTTCCCATAAATGTTACATTATAATATCCTGCGTAATCCACTGTAACTCTATCGCTTGCTAATGACATAGCATAAGCACTTTCTTCTACTCCTAAAGCAACTCTAGTGGCTATGTTAGCAGAAAAATTTTGTGTTGTATCATGTTCAAATAATCCATGAGGAAGCTGTACCCCAGTTCCAGCAGCAGCGACACTTAATGGTGTAAGAAGTATAATAGAATCATAACCTATTCGTTCATCACTTAATGTTGTGCTAGTAGCACCGCCATCCGCAAGTGTTATCGTTCCTGTGTTATTGGTCTTACCATTCATAGCGTTGTTTACTACTTCTGCAACTGCTCTTGGCTCACCGCCCTGATAAGGCAAAGTTCTGTACATTATCTATTACCTTGTGGTTTAATATCAACATCTATAGCCATAGCGGTAGTCCAGTTTCCTGTGGGATATACAGCTATTCTGTGGTATCTTCCTCCGCTTCTGACATTAGCTCTACCTTCAGAAGTAGTCGTTACTGTAGGACTAAAAATAACAGAGTCATCTAATTCTCTACGGCTAGCAATAGCAATATCTGCACTACCGTTATCTATTTGTGGTCTAATTAAATTAACCACGCTGTTATAACCAACCTCTATATCTGTGGTAACTAATTGCGAGTTATAATCTGCTCCTGAAAAGGTTGATATTTTAGCTCCTGTAGCACCAGCAAATAAGAATTTACCACCTACCCACAGCCTTGCATCAAGCGATGCTGGCATTGCATCTATGTCGGTGTACCCTAAAATATCTAATCCTTCTAAAGTCGTTCCTACAGTCGCTATATTGCCTAGAACGGTAGCTGTAGTAGTAACTCTTGACCACTTACCTAATGACCAGTTGTAAATTAACATACTTCTTCCGCCAGCGTTGTTGGCATAGTTCCAAATAGCTATGTTAGAAGTAGGGTTAATAGAGGAACTCATGCTACCTATTAATGCTAAATCTATATCATCAAAAAACCATCTATCTATTTTTTCATTACCTATTGGAGTAACGCTTGTACCATCACAACTATAAAATCCATCATCTGATAGGAAGAAAGTTACATTGTTATATTGGCATACAGAATTTCCAGATAAACAGCCTAGCCCTCTTGAGATATTATCAAATTGGAAAAACAAAGGTGACCCAACATAACTCATTCTGGAAATAGACTTTTCTAAAAAGACTAAACCAAATTCGCCACCAGTAATAGCAACCAAGTTACCACCATCAGCAATGACCTGTAAATCTGACTGTGATGTAGAGCCAGATGTCCAATCAGTTTCGTCATTAATGTCAGACCACTGAACAGTAGATGATGCTAAAGAACCCGTCAGTAAATTCCCTACCACAACAAAATCTCTTACTATAGTTATTTGTTTTGCTTTAGGAGAAGTTACTATATCTGCCCATACAGTAGAAACACCTATGGTCCAGTATTGAATAAAGTTATCACCATTTACCGCCAATACAGTCTGACCGAATTGCACAAATTTCCAAGGCAGTATGCTGCTATATCCACCAGCTTTAGATTTATCTTCTAATGCTTCTGTATCCCCATTAAACTTAAATAGTTTACTTGCTCCACCAGCAAACACTACGACTTCTGTTCCCCATTTAGCTACAAATACCGAGTTTAATAACTCTGATGCTTCTCCACTAAAATCTACTGCATTAGGAAAAGGCTGATAGCCAATAGATACTGGAATAACATTTAACGCATCATTTAACCCACCTGAATTGTCAGGCTGGTCAGGCAACCACTCCGTGAACTGAACTCTTTGAGTTGACATATTTAATTAATCTCTAGTAAAATTTAATAACGAATTTCTGATATGTAGCAACCGCTTTCTTTATAATTGGTACTTCCACCAGAGTAATAAGAATACAAAGTAATAGTCCCAGCTCCATTATAAATAGTTTGTCTATAAGTAGACTTACCACCAGTGCTTGGACTTTGAAATGTTTGAGCTGTTCCGTAAGTAAAAGTTGTTACAAATGGAGCGTAGTATGCCCAGAAACTTCCAGCATTAGGATAAGTAACTACAGTAAAAGTATTACCTACTGTTCTTTGTTTACCTGTTAAATAGGAAGATATATCTAGCGATGGTCTATTTGATGGGTTTCCAGTGCTAGTAACTAATATGCTTGACCCTTGTGTGTAGGCTAAATTTGTAGGAAGGCTATAAAAATCATCAAGACTAATAGTGCCACTCGTAGGCACTGCACTAGCTCCACCAACATTTATTGGAAGAATAGCACTTCCTTTATAATATTCAGATATACCAATAGGGCTACTACCACCTAAATTAGACTGTAAGTCGTTTAATGTTACAGCTCCAGAATCTGGTATTGCCATTATTGATTCCTCATTTGTGATAGTTTTTTATTAACTCTTATTTGCAATAAATCTTCTTTTAAGCAAATCTCTGTAATTCTATTATCAATCTTTGATAACAAATTATAATCATGTGTAGACAAAACTATGTCATTAACTAATGTATCTAATTTATCTGGGTCATGATAGTCCTGCTCAAACCTTTCTTCAAAAGTCATTATATTGTTCCGTATGCAGTTATATTTCCAGTAACAGTTAAATCTCCTGTAGCTGCTATTTTCATAGTATTAACACCAGCATATTTAAAAATTAAGTCTGTCCCTGTTTGAACAACGCTCCAGTTAGCACCCAAATTAAGCTGCGTAGAAGCGGTTAATGTTGCTGTAGATATAGTTCCACTTGCTGTAGTAAGTGCTGTTAATCCTGTAATTGAACCACCTGTAATTGCTACAGCATTAGCATTTTGTGCAGCCATAGTGCCAACTGTTCCTACCTTTGTTTGTACAAAAGCGGTAGTTGCTAGTTGCGTTGTATTAGTTCCTGCTGTTGCAGTTGGTCCAGTAGGTATTCCTGTAAAAGTAGACGTTCCTGTAACAGCTAAATTGCCTCCAACAGTAAAGTTATCACTATCAGTACCTGTTTGTTGGTCTTTAAGTTGACTCATTGCCATTCTTAAAGCATTATTGACATTTGCGGGCGGCATACCTTCCGCAATATTAATACCACCAATATCAGTATTATCCGATGGAGTGGATGACCATTCGCTTACCTTATCTCTACTCATAATTTATCCTATCCTTAACCATATGTTTGTGCCAACAGGAACATCAGTCCAATTATTACCTTGAATGTGTCCATCAGCGATTAAATTGCCTGTGCCTGATACAGAGGCGTGTGCACTGTATGTTACTGAAGTTTGTGCGTCTACTGTTGCTAGTCCATTAACTGAAGCATAACCTGTTGCAACAAAGTTACCATCTGCAGAAAGTGTTGCTGTTCCGTCTATGTTAGCTGTACCAAATACTAACTGTCCTGCTGATATTGCAACTACAGTAGCATTTCCAGTAATAACTGCACTACCACCTACTGTTCCTTTTGGTGAGGCAATAACATTAGCATTACCAAGAATGGATGCTGAAGCTCCACGAATAATTCCAGAAGGCACAACCACAACATTAGCGTAACCATTAACAGAGGCGTTTCCACTTACGGGTTGTGGTGAAGTAATAACCGATACTACGGCTGCCGCAACAATAGAGGCAGCACCAAATCTTATGCCTGTTGATATTGCACTAAATGGTGCTTCAGAAAATGCGGTTATACCAAACATTATTCACTCCAGTTTTGTGAGTTCATTACCTCAATCAACGCCTCTACATCAGTACATCCTGTTATAGCTACCTCTAGTCTTTCTGATTCTGCTACTACATGAGAGCGTTTTGCTACTACGTCTTCTGGTATTGCTACCTCTCTTTCTGCTTTGCGTACTACATACCAATCTGTCTGTGCTAGCATCGTACCTGCTGTATGCTTAACTTGGTTTATCATTGTGTGCTTTAGACCATGAGTAACTACCTGAACATCGGTGTCTACCATGACTGGATTCTCTGGGTCAGAATTATCTAGCTCTTGTTCCCATACTGGGTTGCCATCTTCATCTACCGCATCTACATCTTCTAATGCTTTAGGATTATCTAGTTCACCATTCCAGTAGTATCTGTCATCATGCCTAACAGGGTCTGCTTCCCATGTAATACCAAGAGCATCCTTGTCTTCCTGTGTGGATAGTCGTAACCAATTTCTTGGGTACTGTATGTCGTTGTGTGTAAAACCCCTGTCTATAGGAAGTGTCTTACCATTTAATTTAAAAGCCATTTTTGTTACCTCGCTAAAGAATTTTTAAAAGGGTTCTCGGCAAATGCCATGTATATGAATGTTCCACCTGAAGTATTTAATGCTGCTCCTGTTGTACGGATTTTAAATCCATTGCTTAATAAATCTAAACTATTATTATTTGCGGCTTCTGCATAGGCGAGATTAGGGTACAACTGTTGAGTTGTTAGGTTATATTCATCCCTTGCAGAATCATACATATACCAATCATTAGCAGCATCTGTTCTTTTAAACAGCATAAACGCAGGTCTAAACCCTGTGTATACAAATGGACCATCAGCAGAACCATTACCTGTGTAGCTACCAATCTTACTGTAACCTTCTACATCAGCAAAGCAGTAGGCAATATATTTTTCACTTGACGCATTTACTGAACCAAAACTATTAACATAGTAAACAGAAGAAGTAGGAGATGTAGGGTAGTGGTCATTTGATATCGCTGCATTAGTATTATTAAGTTGAATCAGGCTACCTGCACCTAAAGTAGCGTTATACACTATCCAGGCGTCTGTTTCATCACGTGATTTAGTAAAAATCATTTTAGGTACACTATTTAACCCATGACCAATAGTAGCACCAACTACACCATTACCTGTATAACTAACAATACTAAACCCTGCTGTTGGGTTAGCAGATACTTGTGATGTTATTGTTCCGTCTGTGTTAGATACTGCTGTACCTCCTGCTTTCCATT